TCTAGAATATCCTGACATATTTTCTTGCCAGTACCATCTTCTATTTTTGTATGTATCTCCTTTTTTCATAGGAGCTACAATATCATCAGTACCATCACAATAACTACCATAATCTTCAGGTGATGAAATTTGTCTTGGTCTTTGACCACCTCTAGTATCTCCCAAATTATATTGTGGATAACATTTAATAAAAAATTCTTTAGATTTTTCTAAATATTCATCACTAACATAATATTCGGCATTTTTATGTTCTTGACGAGCTTTTTCAAAATCATAAGGTGGATATTGGTTATGGGCTGAAACTACTTCTGCAAAATCTTGGACATTAACTGATGGTACTTCCCCACTTAATATCGGTTTTATTAATTCTTCTTCCGTTTCCTTTAATATATCCTGTAGTTTTTCATCTGATTCTAAATCTTTTAAAATACTACTTTTACCTAAATAACTAAATGACATCAATCACCTCCTTAAAATTATATTACAATATACAAAAAATAAAACCTAAAGTCAAGCTTTTTTTAATTTGGATTATCAATAAGTTGTTCTGAATTTTGATAACAATAAGATTCATTATGAATTGTTACATCTGGATCATATGATTTGTCACCTATTTTACCACATCCCACTTTTTCCATACTAATATATTGACATTGAGAATATGTATTATTTTTTCCTAATATCATAGGTGAACTTATTTCACAATTACAATTTTCACCATTACATTTTCCAACCACATTTTTACAATGTGATGATTTTTTATCACCACAACCCATAGAATCTATACAGACTTGACCATCACCATTACCAAATTCACATGACCCATAACAAGCATTTGTATCTTCATCACATAGACACATATCTTTATTACTGGTTGGGGAAACTGTACAACTTGTTGGGTAATAATTATTTGGATTACAAGATAATATATTTTGACCAATACCTTTGAATCCTGATGTAGAACTTATTGATATTTGACTACATTGTTTTTCACAATGAGGTAAACAATCTGAATATTCATAACAAGATAAATAATTAGAACTCCACTCATTAGAAGTAGAACCAACATGATAATAGTTGAATAACTTATAAATACATCCAGTATTTTTATCTTCACATTCAAATTCACCGTCATGATAATAAGATATTTCTATAGCTGTTTGTAATTCTAAATTTATATGTGAAGTATTAGAACCATAACTATCTTTTTTTACAGCTGATTTAGTTTTTTTCCAATTATCTTTAAGAATAGGATTATTGTCATCAATACATTTACCTTCAACTCCACAATTATCAGACCCAACTAAATATTGTGGAATTTTACAAACTATATCTGAATGTAAATTACTACCTTTTGGTACATCAACTATAGGATCTACCCCATCATCTTCACCTGCAAGAGTTGTTACTTCACAACAAAAACAATTACAACTATCACAATTGGTTTCACCATCACACAGATGAGGAGGTATACAGAATCCAACCATACCAAATGCCCACAAACCATTACAACAATCTCCAGAATTACCAGACCAAGAACAACAAGTTCCATCAACGTCTTCCTGATAATTTGGATTATTACATCCACCAGCACAGGAATTTACTAACATATCATTAATATTATCAACACATGTACCATCACATCCCATATAACTACCATTACCTACACAATCATCTTCATTCCATCCAGTACAACCGTCACCTGGCCATTCTGGATCAACTTCTTCACATACAATATTACAATCTGTCACTCCACCATTACATACACCACATTGATCTACTTCACCAAAACAACTATCAAAATCATCCCAATTTGAACCACATGTTGAAAAATCATTACAATCATCACAAAAATCAGTACATTTACAATAACATCCAGTTCCTATATCACCATCACCACATGAATTATATAAATCATCATCCAGACATAGATACAGATAAGTTCCTTCATTTGGATCTCCTGGAACTCCATCACAATTTATATCTTGAAAATGTAACACAGGTGCCGCTGAACCACAACCACAACCTTGGTCAAAAGTACTCTGACCATTATCATCTCCATCATTGTTTACATAAGAAGCTTCACAACCACTATCTGAATCCCCACCCCAACAATCATCAAAATATCCACAATCGGCTATGTAATCATCATGTCCTGCTGGACATACACATACTTCACAATCATCTATGTAAGCTATAGCATCTGTACCTTCTTCAGGTAACCAACATTTACCAGAACAATCAATTGTACCACATCCTTCACCACCATATTCTTGTGGACAACCGCATATATCACTACCACCACCACATAAATCTGAAGTAAAACAACATCCAAATCCGTTAGTATCACCACAAGGTAAGTTTATGTCTAATGTTGCATCTGGATTGTAATTACAGGCATTTTCATTCATACATCCAAGAATTATACTACCACCACCTGGATCTGGATCACAACATACAGAAAATACAAATTCTTCACCACAACCCATTTCAGGATCTAAATTTTCACATCCATCAAAATGATCATATCCCCAAGGACCCGCGGGTCCGTCTGAATAGTATTCTTCTACTTCACCATTATGATCAACTCTAGTTAATTGAGATCCACATTTTAAAGCTCCAGTAAATTCTGTAATTTCTTTTTCCCATTTAATTCTAAAACCATTAGTAGGTGATTGTCCACACGCATTACACATATCCCAAGCTGCTAAATATACATTAGTATACATTCCACTAGAATAATGACCACCTTCGTGTAGTCCACCTAAATAATTACACCAACCTGGATTTCCAAATGCAGTTTGGAATATTTCCCATTCCATCCAATCATCAGCACCTGTACCTGGACAATTTTGTTGATTAGCTAAACATTCATTTGTTCCTAATTTTTCATTAGGTCTAATATTCCATCCTCCTAGCTCTACAGTACCATTATGATGTCCATGATAAACACCAGTTCCTTGACCTCCTCCAGCACATCCATAATATAAGAAATTAGTGTCATTATCTGTATCTGAACTTAAGTTAGGACCTACTTTGTTATAACATCCACAATATTCTTCATATTTGTTATGACATGGACCTGAATCATATAAGTAGTTAGCCCAAGCATTGCCTGAATTATTAGGATAATCCCATTCATTCCAAAATGTTAAGTTAACATTATCACTACCACCTGCCCAATACGTTTCTCTTTGGCCAGCATGTTCCATACAATCTTCCATAGCGTGTAAGATAGTACATGGTTGATTCTCATCTGGTCCACAATCATCACGGCCTTCATATTGTGCTCCAGTGCCGAATTCATTATAAGCTGAATTTGGCCACCATCTAGGAGCTCTACCACATCTAACTTTTCTTGGGTCATTAGTACCATTCCAATCCGTACCAGTACCTGCTATAGCTGCTCCACCAATGTAATAACTGTTAGTCCAGTTTACCCAATCACCAGCTAAAGCATATGCTCCACTCCTTGTGAAAGGATCATCACCATCACCACAAAAATAAAAATAGGGAACAAGTCTAACATTTTCTTCATCATCCGGCATCCAACAATCCTTACCACCATTTACATTTGGATCACAATTATAGGAATCTCCCATTGATGGTTCATAGTTTTTAACTAACATACCAGTTATAGAAGTACATTCTAGTGGTGGATCACAACAACTATTCCATCCATCACTATAAGTTCCAGGCGAATCACCGTTACAATCATGTGTAGCATTTGAATCATAATTAGGAGCTTCAAAATCTGTACAACCCGTCTTTATACAACAATCAATACATCCAGCCCCCAAGGCACCAGATGTACAAGTAGTATTTACTCTAGTATCTTGTTCACAACAACCAACAGTATCACCACACTCACCGGTAGCAGCATTATTTATACAATTACCACCATCTTCACAACAATCATTTAATTTTTCAATACACATATAATTGTCAGCAGTTGCATCCATACATCCTTCATATTTACACCAACCAGGTTCTTCTATACATTGTTCTTCAGTAGCATTTGGAATAGTTAAACAACCTCCTGGATAACTACAAGAACCCGTTGTATAATCTTCACCTACACCGTCTCCAAAATACATACATCCATAATTATTGGCATCTGGATCCCAACAACCTCTGAAATAACTTTGACAACTACCATCATCTACAGTAGCATTTGGATCATAATTTATAGCATCTGTATTAGTACAACCTGTAACAGGACCACCACAACATACACTAAACCATTTATGAGTCACATCAGTATAATCTCCAACTTCATTATCACCGTAAGCTGGAAGATATATATTTTCTTTTCTCCAAGCTCCATGTTTTACATATGGTGCACCATCACCAGCATGTCCACACAAATTACACGCTTCTATTAAAGCTTCTTGCATTTCTTGTGGAGCATCTGGATCAAAATCTGTACTTAAGTACACAAGTTTTTGATAAAATTGTCTTGTAGCTTCACCATCATCTGAAAGGTATCCATTGTCTGCACATAAATAATTATTACCACCAATATAATCCTGTTCTACATTTGACCATCCCCATCCATTACTCCAAGTACCTTGTGTACATGGTTGTACTGCTGCACATAAACCTCTTGAACCTACATTAAAATCATCAGCACCTGAATCATGACACATAAATGCAAAAGTTGCATTTTCATTTTGAGATTTAACATAATCTCCCCAGAAAAATAACAAATCTCCACCTTCATATTGATCAAGACAATCTTTACAATAATCTTCAATAGGATCTATAGCTGGAGTAGAACTAAATCTATGGTCGGTAATTATATGAGGTATATATCCAGAAGCTCCCAATCCATCATCATCACCATCCCAACCAGGTTGAGTTAAATCTGCTATATATTCAAAATGACTATAATAAGTATGACAATTATTTATATGATCAGGATCATCACCATCTTGCATTTCCAAACTATAACATTGATTCGGTTGATTAGATTGAGGATAGAAACAACTACCATCATCTTCAACTGCATTTTCATCAAAATTCCAAGCACCAGAATCTGTACAACCATATATTAACCAAGGTGGATTTTCTGCACAATATAATAAATTTTCAGGTTGACAATAATTTGTAATTGGATTTAATAAATTATATGGCGGTACAACTTCAGTTCTAGGCATTATGTTATATTGAAATCCAGTTTGTGTTACTCCATATGATCCTTCTGAACCATCATCAAATAAATTTTTCTCAAAAAATGCGTGAGTAAGTTGAGTTTCTGGCATATCTTCATTACCGATATATTGTATATTTACAGGATATGAGCCATTACGGAAAGTTGAACCTAACGGTGTACTTAAAGCTGCATTTCTATGTGTTGGTTGAAATATATTAGTATTACCTGGAGAACACCAGTAAGCTGGACAATAACACCCAGAATATTCTTGACAGCAATATGCATCACCACAGCCAGCGCCGCCACCAACACACTCATTACCCCAGTTAGCAGCTGGTTGTAAAGCATCTAATCCACCCCAATCAAGACAAGATATAAAATCATCACAAAATTGTTCATTAGATAGAGTATTACATCCATTTACACAATCCATTAATGTTTGATCACCTTGACAAGCGTCACCATTACTTGGCATACGAGCATCACCTAATCCAAATCTATATCTTGCTTCGCTCCATATACCAGGCACCCAATCACCTGTTTGTTCTGATTGGTAGTAATCATTTCTATCCACATCACACATAGGGAAGTGATAACCGTGAGCACACGGATCATAATCATCAGGTAAATGATTCATTCTAACAGCTACAAACCCTCCAGAATATGTCATAGGTAACCAACTTGGCCAATCATTTATACCAGACATACAATGTCCACCACCACCAGCAAAACATCCCCAAGGAGCAGTACTTTGATTTAACTCTTCATCTATAGCACTTTCACATCCAGGAGCTCCACCACAATTTGGACTATCATAATAATTATAATGTTGTTCTCCATTACAATCAATCATACTACCAGGAGCTCTCCACAAATAACATCCTCCAGAAGTCCAATCCATTCCACTATTTGGCTTACATTTATATAATTGACTTGTACCTAATATAGGAATAGCTCCACAAGAAATTCTACTACAACAATCTCCACCTGATGTAGCTCCCCAAGAATAACCATAATCTTCAGAAGGACTACTATTACAATTATTAGTCCAACTTATACATTTTTCCCATTTATCAGTACCCCAAAGTGGATCTGAAGACACATCATCTATATGAGTGAAAGTTAGAGCAGGACCATAATATTTATTCTCTCTAAATACAGGAAGACTGCTTCCAGTTGTGGTGTTAATTCCCTTTACAGATGATGGATCAGCAACTTGATATGCGTATGGTTTAGTTGGTGAACAAGTTGAAGGATAACTATCACCCCATTGAGGATCACATTGATTTACAAACTCACAACATTGATCATATTCACAAGGTAAATCGAATACTAAACTATAAAATCCTTCACAAGTACCAACCGGTGGATCCCAAAATAAATTCTGATCAGGTGGGTCTACATCACATCCATCAGGACTATTTAAACATTCAACTTTTTGATTAAGAAAATCTAAACAATAATCACAATCAACATTTCCACTTGGATTATTCCAAGGATAATAACAATTAGTATCACTACATCCACTACCACATCCACAATATAAATAACAAGTACCATCACCAGGGTCAATCCAGTCAGCATCCGTATTACAAAGTACTCTAACATCTGCGTAAGGCCAGTATCCTGGATACTCTATATGACATCCAGTTTTTTCACACCCAATTGCACACTCATTAGTACAACCAGTACAGGCAAAATCATATCCACCACATTCACCACAATTATCTATTTTTCTATGATCAGTATTACAATAACAATCACAGCCAGCTGTACTATCTGGATCTCCATTACCCCAAGGGTTATAAACACAATGTCTATCACCATTTTCATCTGCATATTCGGAACATAAATTTCTATATATTTGATCATTTACCTGTACATAATTACATTCAGTATCATCAGTACATACGTTTCCAGCATTTTTATATCTACTATCGTGATTACACCAATATCCATTTGGTGATGTTCCTTGATATTCTATACCTCTCCATATTACACCTTCAGGAAAAGTTGCTGGATCAGGTGCTTGAGCATCACTTTCAAATATTTTAGTACTTCCGTAACAAACACCGCATGAATCTTTTGAATATTCTGGTTGCAATCCAGTAGCACCACCAACCACATCACCACATTCATCTAAATACGCTGGAGTACAATTTCCACTTAAATCGTATGGAGTTAGATTAGACCAAGTGTCACAATAAGTAATTGGACAATTACATTCAGCATCCAATAAACTATTATTATAATCACCAGTCCAAGTTACAGTATATGTATTACCTGATACTAACATCCCTGTAACAGGATCATAAACAGCATCTTGATTATTTACAACATTCCAATTTTCAGTATTAAAATTACAATTACACACATCACCAGTCAAGTCATCACCATCTTGATCACAATTAGGCACAGTCCAATAATCATCACCGACTATACCTTTCACGCTATCACCAAAACAAACATTGCAATCATCAAACCCATTATCAGTACTTTCATCAATAGTATTAGGATCTGCACAATTACCAGCACAATCATAATGATTAAAGTAACATGGACAATCAGCTGAAGCTTCAGTCCCCAACCAACCAGGATGACCACATTGACCTCCACCCTGATCAAAATTAACACATTGTCCAGTTCCTATATTAATACATTCGGAATCATCAGTACAAGATTGCATCCAACCATCCCTATAAACATCCACACTAAAATCCTGACCAGAAAAATCATTTGTTCCTGGAGTATCAATATCTGTTGATATGTATCCAGAAACTGGAGTTTCTCCACCTTGTATTGGTAAACAATAATCCCAAGACACACCGTAACCAACATCATCAGTATTATTAAATCCATCAGTACCATATTCTATCACTCCACCAGTATCATCACCATCAGTACATCCTCTACCATCACAATCATAATCATCATACCATATCGGAGGTGAACCTAAGAAACAACCACAACCTACATTATCATCATTATCAGTATTATTTGTTGCATATTGATTTATACCACCAACACAAGTACCACATTGACTATCATAATAAGCACAATTATCACAATATCCATTCAATGGATAAGTCTGATTATGAGTCCAATCTGTAGAATCTATTCTTGTTCCACCACAATCAAATTTATATTCACAACAACAATTATCAACTTCTGATATATCAGTTATAGTATCATAATATTGATACTCTAATAGACAAAAACTAGCTGTTCTACTTTCGTTTCTAGCATCTGCCCACAATAATAAAGCTGGTTGATTACTCAATTCTAAATCAGTAGTAGCATGTTCATTTCCAAGATTGTGAACATATTTCCATTGATTATTTGTAGGACCTTGAGTTGCGATATTTAACGCATCTGGATCTTCGTCATAAGTAGTTCCACTTTCCATCATATGTTGTTCATGACCTATAACAAATTTTCCAGAATATACTTTAACCCAAGCAGAAAAATAATGATTACCAGAATATAAAAATTGATCACTTACTATATGTAAACCCCCATAACCTCTACCAGCAGAACCATCTTCTCCATCCCAATTAGTAACATCAACTTTTAAAGCTTTAGTTAATTCTGGAATTGGACTATTACCACCACAATCCTCTATGTCTACTACATTAGCTGTCCAATTACCAGATCCAAATGCAGTATTAAAATTTCTTGAATATCCACATTCATTATTAGATATATCATTTAATGGTCTAGATGTATTTTCATCTACCCAAGTGTTTCTTCCTTCAACTTCACTACAATTTCTAACACAATGTTGTTCAACAACAGCTGGCATATCACAGAATCCATTACCTGTAGTATCCCGACAACATCTTTTAGTATTAAAAATACAACTATTATCATCATAAACAGCAGTTGGATCATAGTTACATGCTCTTTCATCAGTACATCCACTATTAATGAATTCTGTATTTAATTTTTGTAACTGAATACGGTAATCCCAATAAAATTTATTATTTAAGCTAATTTGATAAAATGTATCTGACAATGAAACATCATATCCACCACAATTTTTAAGATATCGACCCTCCTCTGCTATCTGATTGTAATCTACAGGCCAACTTAAATCTCCAAATATAAAACCACAATTCATTATTTGTCCAGTATGGTCTGGATCATGTGATATGAAATGTTCATCACCTTGAATAGAGTTTAATAAATATCTAACACTATTACCTTCACATTGGTAAGGACTACTATCATCAAGAACATAAGGAACATACCAATCAAGCGTGTTAGTAAAAGGCTCCATTTGTTGTAACCAATCAAGATTATCTAAATATTGACAAGGTTGAACTTCCACATTGTAAGTATCACATGCGACTCCATAACCTGTAGGATTTATAAGGTAATGATATGGTACATAATTAGTTACTGCGTTTTGATTCACCGTAAATCCATCCTGATTATATACATCATTTTGGATTTCAAATGTAAAATTAGATCCTTCTGTAAATTGGAAATCATATACATTTTCTGGACATATACAACTTAAGTTACCACTCCAATCATCACTAGATGGTGCTCTTTCTGTAATTTCACCTGTGTTGAGATTTGTTATAGATAATAATGAATCATTTGCAAATAGTTCAGGGTATCTTGTACCAGCACAATTTGGTATTTGTAAACATCTTCCAGGACATAAAGGTACTGATCTTTCTTCTTGACCTATCATCGGAATACATCCACCCATCATTCCTGTAAAAGGTAGGGATATGATATTAGAACCTTCTGATATATCTATTTCACATTGACCAGGATTTCTATAAAATACATTATTATTAGTTATACATTGATCATAAACTTGTTCGCATCTAGTGACACCATAATTTGATTCCATCTCTTCACTCAATACTATTTGAGGACACGTCCAAGAAGCTCCATGATGACTTTGACAATATCCAGCTATTTCACCCTCTTGTTCTTCTTCCCAATAACAAGTATTCCAACTTTCATTACAATGAAGTGAGTTTAAAGCTGAACATGCAAATGTATCTTCTTCACCACCACTTAAAAAAGCTGAGCTATAACACCAAATACAAGAACCATCATCTCTATTAGCATCTTCTCTATAATTATTAGCGCTTCTATCCGTACATCCCCATCTAGCAAATGCATCTTGACATTGACAAACAGGATAATCAATCCAAATTTGACCTGGAGGACAATCTGCATGAGGTGGACATCCAGTACTTTGTGGAGTATTACCATCATCTGTTTGGTTAATATTTGCAATAATGTCAGACACTATTCACTATCTCCATTTTCATTATAAAAGATACTTTCAAAGTATGTATTAAATTTAACTCCATCATCTCTACAACTATTAATTGGAAATTCACCAACCTTTTGAGCTTGGAAATTATTTACTACAAGAACATTATCAGTAATTATTTGAGAATTATTATTTATATAAGGTGGATTTAATTTTTGTTCACCACACGTACCTGGATATGGATTAGCATTATCATAAACTCCTAAACCATATAAATCTTGATTGCAAGAATAAACATCAGCAGGTAAATTACCCCCTGGACATTTTGCAAAATCTATAACACCATATTCACCATAACAATGATAATTAACAGCATCTGGATCAGTACAAGAATAAGATTGTAACGGTAAACAACAAGTAAAATCAGCTCCATTAGATACTTCTTCTTTTATAGCAGATCCAGGAGAATGAGTAGTAACATTAGTTCCGACCAATCCCCTTTGAACCTGTAATATATGATTTAAATAGTCAACTTCAGATACATTCATAACTTCATTACCAATTCTAATATATTGATATTTGGTAAAATAAGAAGAATCTACAACTGAAATAGTATTATCACTAAAACCAACACCAGTATCTAAAGTTGTATGATAAACAACTTGTTGAAATAAAGAACCAACCCCCAACATGTTATTCCAAGCCAAAGCTCCACTACAATCTCTTAAACATCCAGATTCTCCACATCCATTATTATATGCTGGATTTTCTACTTTAAGACAACCTTCAGTTTTAATACAACAACATCCATTAGATTGGTCATCACTCCAATCATAAGTACAAGTACCTACACCCAATCCAACATTAGAAAATTGACAATCATTATCTGTATAACACCTAACATCAGTCACACCACCAGACCATTCACATCTACCTTGACACGCAAATCCATCATTAACAAATTCATTATTTACATTAGACCCGTCAACTCCGTTTCCACCTATTCCATGACATCCTATAGTATAATCAGCACTATAATTTTCAGCCTGAAAATCAGTATTACATCCAGAACAAGATCTATTCCAATTAACGTTAGTAGGTATGTATCCATCTCCATATCCATCCATAGTTAAACATGGGTTATTAGTATAACTCATACCATTAGTTGGAATAAAATTAACTGTAGCTCCACTCACTAAATTATAAAAAGAATTAAACATATCTTCAACCTGACAAACTGGATCCATACAATAACCACAATCATCGTATGCATGTGATGATGGACAATCACATGCTCCAGTAGATTCAGAACAATTAACTACCCATTCTGGTTGTACACATTGAATTATTCCTATAGTATTATCACATCCCGTTGTCAATTCCCAACCAGTTCCAGAATTACCATTATCATTTAAAAAATCTGTATAATTGCTCATTCCACCGGTGTAAGAATAACAATCTTGATTAGTTTCATCAGGTTGTACTTCACCTAAATTTACTATATTAGTTGAATAATATCCCCTAGTCCAACAATAGGCATTAGCAGATTCAATTGTCCAGTTTATAGGATAATCAGAGTTAGAGAAAGTTTCTACTGGAGAAGATATAGTTGAAGTTGTATTTGGTACTGGCCAACTAACAGTAGTATCACCATAAGTCCAAGAATGAGGTCCAGAATAACCCTCTTCTCCACCATTACCATCCCTACAAGCATATATAGATTCCTGACAACAACCTAAACCATCTCCATCTCTATCCGAAAAATATTCTGAAAGATATATACAACAATCAGCACACGAATGAGTAGCATTTTCATTTGAATTACAAACACATTGACCAGGTTGTGGATTTTGAAGATCACAATTTTCATTAGAATCCTTACACCCAACAACACCCTGTTCAAGATTAAATTGTATTGTTTTATTAGTAAGACAAGTATCAGATGAGCAATCTACAGGATATAAAATTTGTGTAGTTAAAGGCACATCTAAGTCGCTTCCACAAGTGAGAGAATCATCCAGATTTTGAAAAACATATATTGAATCATTATTTTCTAAAGGTGATGTGTTAACAATTGAAAACCACCCCCACCACATATTACCATTTTCTTGTATTCGGCCTGTGTTTACATTCATATTAAAAGTACCGGCTTTTATGACACCTGGATGAAAAGCGTTCCATGGAAGTGGACTACTAACAGATATTTTAAATTTTATTTGATCACCAGTATCACATATGTATGGATAAGTATCTACTGGTTCATCAGTAACTGGATCTATAGTATCTATAATAAAAGAAAAACAACTATTATCTTCTTGAAGATGACCACTTATATTACTATTAATAGAACATGAATTACATATATCTCTATTGCAATCCCCACCACTACCATCATTACAAAAACTTGGATATAAACAACAAAAATAATTATCATATGAAGAATTAAGACAATGTTGAACATCATTAGTGTCACCACCTGAACCTACTACATAATCAGGTTCACTACCATTACAATAATATAATGGTCCTATATATCCAACTCCATCACCATCAATATCTACATACCAAGTATAAGGTATATTAAAATTACAAGATCCACATCCTTGAGATGCACAATTACAAGGTCTAGAATTTGCAGGTAATGCCTCATATGTTACATTATCAATAGAATTTCCAGCCCAAGGACATACATCATCTGGATCAGGTTCACCAGTTTCTTGATCAAACATCCCATCACCAATCTCTGGATTACAACAATAACCACAACTATCAACAATTAAATCTTCAGGACAAGTTGGATATTCATCATCTATACATCTTATGGTATCACCTTGACATCCATTTTTAGATGCTGTACAATCTATTGAAGTAGATAAAGAACATATACCGTCATTTGGACACCCATTACTACAACTTGAATCACCAGCATGTGATGATGCATCATCTGAACAAACATATACAGGACTACCACAAGAACATGTATCACAATTATCTATATGAGTACTTAACATGGGTTCTATGTTTGGATGACCGTTACCAGTACCTACCCATGGAGTTCCACAATATCCTTCTTGATTTGAATTGGCACCTGAATATGCTCCAAATCCAAGATAATCTTGATCACCATCAGGCCATATTCTATAATCTATTAAAGTTTGATCGAATCCATCACACAAACCACATTCATTACTATCTTGTTCAGTTCCCGTACAACAATGATCATCAGTTTGGAATCCAGAACTATCATATGTCTTACAAGATGATCCAGTTTCCTCACCACAACAAACCTGTGTACTATCACATTCACTAATGCAAGTGCTATTCCATTGAGGATTAGTAGGAAACTTATTATTATCATCACCACACCTTTGACAAGGATTAGCACAATCAGGACCAGGACAAGATCCACCACAACCATAATTAATAGGAGGTGGATTATCTGTCACGGCACACATAACTTGTCTTGAAATACCACATTGATCATATAAAGTGATAGTATATAAATTTGGATCACATTCACCACCTATACCTTGTGTACAATTGTCCCCATCACAAACACCACAATTGTCAAATATATCACTAGCACACTGATCAGAATTACCAGTAACAGAACAATTACTACATCCAGAAGAATTACATAAATCTAATGTTGGATAATAATAACCTGAATCTAAACAAATATAAGGATTATCAGAATTATTTACCGAATATCCATTTTCCGAATCTAAACATCCACTACATTCATGAGGGGAATTATCACAATCATAAGCATAATGAGAACCATGAGAATCATATCCAGATTGACAACACCATTTTCCTAATCCATCATTAACTAATCCAGAACCATCTCCATCTCCATCAAGATCTATATAAAGCCAAAATTCACCTTCAGAACCATTATCTACAACGTTTTCAGCTTCTTCACATACACCACACGCACTTATAATTTTTGTATTACTTCCACAATCACAACTACAATCTAAACCACTATTTGGATTCATCCAATTACATTCATGAGTATCACATCCAGCAACTGGATTATCTGATTGGCAATCTACCATTTCACTGTAATAAGATTGAGTTGCTATCCCCCAATACATTGTACCAAGAAGAGCTTGTGTTCCACAATTTCCACAATCATCAAACTCACCCGCACAATCACATGCAGCACCAGATTCACCAGTAACTGATTCACATGTGGAAGGAGTACCACCATTGTAATTAGTACAAAATTCATCTCCAGTACCAGCTGTTGGATCACATTTAAAATTATTATCATGACTACATTGTCCAGCTAAAATATTTGGATAACCATTACAAGAGTGAGGTACTTCATCTACACCTGGAGGCTGGCCAGGAACCTGAACATCAAAACAAGCAATTACTGGAGTATAGTCTTCACACCAAACACCATCACCATCACAATCAGGATAAAATTCCCACAACCAACTAGTACCCCAAGGTGAACATTCACCACATCCAGGATTTTCATATGTACAACAATCTGGATGTACACCATCAGTTGAAGGACAAGATTCACTTGCACAAGGATCATAATTACAAGCATTTGGATCAGTACATCCAGTTACACTATAAGATGAAGTATTATCGGCTAAATCTATTGTTATTTCTTTAATTGGAACTGTACCATTAGTTTCTGGATCTATAGCACTATTAGTTAACCAATATAAACCATTTTCAGCATTCCAACATCCGAGTGTATAAACTTCTTCACTAATAGGATCCCATAACTTGAAAACTCTCATACTATTTCCTGTACCAGGAGCATGAAATCTCATATCATATAATATTTCATTATCTACCGATGAAGGTCTAGGATATTTAGAACTACCATCATCTTCTAAATCTGTATATGCCCCCATTGGCCAAGTATAATAGTTTGCAAAAAGTGGAGGAGTATCATAATTTAATTCAGATTTAAATATTGGATAGATACCTTTAATGTTACTACATCCACTATGACATCCATTATTATCTATATCAGACCATTGATTCAATTCACCAAAAACTGCGACAACAGGAACATTATATGGACTAGCTCCATTCCAAGTACCACCATTTAAATAACATTCTTTTTTATTTAAATAAGTTGTATTAGAACAACCTTCACCTAAACTTTCCCAACTAGCTTGATCAGTTGCCCAAGTAACTCCAGAACCGTCAGATTCATTATTAGATGTAAATGGTTCTCCGGATGGATAAATAGAATCTGGTAATGAAGGTATGGAACTTCCATTATTTCTATATTTAATTCTTAAGTGAAATTTTGCATATGCATAAGGACTTGTAGGTTCTAATTCATTCCAAGAAAATTGTGAACTGTATGCATCATACCATCTTGCACCACCAAATTCTTCTTTGGGATAAGAAGTGGTACAACATGCAGTCATTTTGTATTCATACTCACCGTCAAATGGTAATACCATATCACCAGTACATGAAGTACATTTGGCAGGATTACCTATAAAATCAGTACAAGCCCAATCTACATTAATTTTACCGGAGTTTAAAAACCCCATAGCCATTGAATTACAGCCTTTTTTTTGCATCCAATATATCTCCTAAGATGTAAAATGCGAAACTATTTCATATGAAATTCCCGCAAATATATACACTTATAAATATAATTTTTTAATAAATTAAGTAAATTATAAAGATAAATGTTTGTCAGATAAAGTCCATATTTTACCTAAATCATCTGTAACTCTAATAGTACCATTTTTAAAATCTATGTCTCTGACCTTAACTGATGTACCTTCATAAAGCATACCATGAGAAGTAGGTATATCAGTATTAACTTTTAATTTTTTTCCTATAGTAAATTTTGTTTTCACTTTTTTCTACTTTTAGGAAGTTTTACGTCTTTAGGTTTAGATACACTAACATTTTTTATTGGTGGTTTTTTAGATTTCAAGTTATCTAATTTACTTTTTCTAGACCTATCAACAAATGGTTTTTTAACCTCTTTTTTCAATTTCTTTTCATCTTGCTTCCTAGCCACATCTTCAGATGGTTTTGTATCAGTTTTAGATTCTTTTTTAGATTCTTTTTTTATTCTTTCAGGTTTCTTTTCAGTTACCGAAGCATTACCATTAAGTTGATTATCTCTAATTTCTTTATCAACTGTACTAATAGCTTGATGTTTTAAATGATTACTAGAAACTAGTTTTTCATTTAGACATCCATTCTGTTTTAAAGATTCTAATATTTCAGTAGAAATAGCCAATCTAGTATTATCACTAAATAAAGATTGGTTAAAATGCCCATCTAAAACTTCTTTAATACGTTTTCTTACGGAAAGATCTTCCATTTTATTTCTCCTATTATTTAATTATTTACAAAAACTTTTTGAATTTTTAAAATTACCTACGTTTGTAAAGTAACAATTTGGACACAAAAGTCTTAAATTTGTGAAAGAATAATTATTAGAATCACCATCCAAAAAATCTAAAGATAAACATATAGAATTATCAGTAATTCTTTCTTCATTCCAATGACATATGGAACATTCTTCTTGTAAATATCCCTCATCTATCAATCTCTTTTTTAAAAGAGAAGGTGAATAATTTGTATATTTATTTTCTAAAATATCTTTCAATTCATATTTAGTAACTTTTCTGACTTTGTTTATTCCTTTACCAGTTTGGTTTAAATGATTATCAAAAAGATTATAGTATTTTGCCCATTTTTTATAAGTGTTATAGGAAACATCTAACCACCTAGCAGCTTCAGCATTTGATTTAGTATTCTGCACAGCATCTTCTATCATTCTTTTAGTAAGAACCATTCTCCTACCAGGTATTTTTAAATATTTCCTAGTCACTTAATACTCTTTCTGATAAACAACTGTATCAGATTTTACTTCAACAATAGTTCTATCTTTTAAAACAAAAGCAGTATTGTCATCTCTTTTTCTACAAGGACCATTTTCATCGGTTTTATTATTTTGAAACCAAAATAACTCATTCTCTTCTAATTCTCTAAACTTAAAAGATTCCCATTCTATAGATCCAGCATCTATTGGATCACCAGTTCCCAATGGTCCGTCTGTTAAATTAGACATTTTATTACTTACCCCCTTTAGTAGATTTACTATCTTCAAGTGATGTAGCTACTCTATTAAGATTACTATTAAGTTCTCTAATAGCATTTAAAGTTTCTGAAAGTAGATCTATGATTACATTTTCATAAACTATTTCTGTACCGTTTCTCTCGATTGGTGTTGCCATCTTATTTCTCCTCTTTTTTATTTTCGTTTAATAATATTTTACCAGTTTCTTCAACTTCTTCAGAATCATCTTTTTCATGTTTCCCAAGAAATTCTTGTATGTCTACGTTTAACCTCTTCAATTCACTCCAAGCTAAATCTATTACAAATTGATCTTGATCTTTATCAAGAACAGTTGTCATTAAACTTTGAATGTAAGGTCCGAACTTATCTTTACTCATTATCTTTTACCTCTTTTATTATTTTTTCTGTATTCAGATTGTTTATTTCTTTTTTTATATCCTTTTCTTTTCTTTTTAGGTTTGTTTGTTTTTCTTTTCTTCCTAAAACCTCCTCTATGATCTTCATTATCCCAATCTTTTGGGTCTATGCTACTCATCTTTTCCTCCTAATTTTTTTAATTGTTTTTCTATCCACTCTTTTTCTTCTCTCATACCTTGTAAAGACCAACCATCCCAATAACCTTCATGAGCTAGTTGTTCATTTAGATATTGAAGCCTCGATTCAGCTTGTTTTCTTGATACTGGTTTATTTTTTTCCATATCTACACCCTCTCATTTTTTATTAGATGATTTGAAATATCTTCCAATTTATTTATTTCAAGAAAAAATATATCGTGATTCATATTACCTATAGATCCAGAATCTTTTATTATTTTAGTTAAATTTTGTATAAAAAACATTCTCTCATTAGTAAATTGTAAAGCATCAAAATACAATAAAACATCATTTTCTTTTTTACTATTTATATGTCTTATTCTTTCACTTAAATCAAAAGCTGTTTCGTGAGATTCAATACCAGTATATCTTAATATATGTCTTTTGTTTAATACATATATATTTGAAAACCAAGGCTCAAGTTCTGATAATAAATCTTCATTACAATTTTCAACCACACACCCTATATTATATTTTGTAGGAACTACCATATCCCTATTATCATCCCAAACATCACCTGGCATACATCCCCATTTTCTGATGAAGTTTCTTATAGATTTTCTA